CGCAGACACTATCGACGGACGTTTATGAAGTCCGCACTGACGGGCTGACGGCCTCGATTGCTCTCAAGTATGGGCAGTCCTGGCCCTCGATCAGAGATGGCTCGCGGATCACGGTCACAGCGGTTGTCGGCTATGCGTCGATTCCCGACGACATTAAGCACGCGCTGCTGTTGCTTGTCGCGCAAGGCGATAGCGAGCGCGAAACGGAAGTGCGTGGTGCGCATGCACTGCTTGCGAACCACAGGCGCGGCGTTGTCTGATGAACGCGGGTGAACTCGACCGGCGCATCACGTTTGAGGCGAAAACCGGCACGCAAAACAGCGGCACCGGAGCATGGTCCTATACGTGGCGTAAAATTGACCAGACGCCGGAAGTTTGGGCCAAGGTGATCGAAGAAACCCGCCCTGAAAAGGTGGAAGCCGGGATCGATATGGCATCCCGGCCATGTGTGATTTTCATCCGTTACCGTGACGACATCACCGCCGACATGAGGGTCATCTATGGCGAGCGGACAATGAAGATTGTTGCCGGACCTGCCGAAGTCGGGCGGCGCGAATGGCTCAAGTTTTCGGCGGTCGATTATTCGACTCAAGGCAATGATTTCTAGGAAAGGAAAATTCAATGACGGACATTACAATCACTGCCACCAGTGTCGTCCCCGGCGCAAATGCCAGGACGGTGGACTGCATCGCGGGCGCGGCAATCACGGCTGGCCAAGTCGTCTATCTTGAGGCATCAACCAGCACTGTGAAGCTGGCGGACTGCGATAGCGCAACCGCCGAGGTCCGTTCACCGCTGGGCATCGCTTTGAACGGCGCGGCATCCGGCCAGCCCGTCGAGGTTCTGACGAGCGGCAATATCACCATCGGCGGCACCGTGGCGGCGTCGGTGCCATACTTCCTTAGCCCGACCGCTGGCGGTATTTGCCCGCTCGCTGACGTGCTGACAGGCGATTACGGCGTGTTTCTCGGCTGGGGCATCTCAACCACTGCGATCAATGTCAGCATCGTTGAATGCGGAGTGGTCAAGGCGTAATGACCGAACTGTCAGTCAAGGGCCTCAAGGAACTTGACGCTTATCTGTCAGCTCTGCCGAAAAACCTCCAGAAAGGGGCTTATCGCGCAGGGCTGACAGCAGCAGCAGCGGTTGTCCGAGACGACGCGCGTATCCGTGCGCCGAAACGAACCGGCAAGATGGCAAAGGCTATCCGGTCTGGCTCACCTCGCCAGAATCAGGACGGGACATTTTCGATCCGCGTCAGCCTCGACAAAGGCGAGCATGGTTTTCTTGGTTTGTTTCATGAGTATGGCGTTGCGCCGCACCTGATTGCCAGCACGGGCAAAGGCGAAGGCAGGGTTGCGATCCGTAACGCCAAGGAAGGCCAGGGAACGGTCGAGCGGCATGTCCTCAAGATCGGCGATGATTTCGTGTCTGGCATTATCTCGCATCCTGGGCACGCCGCGACGCCGTTCATGCGCCCCGCCCTCGACGCGAAAGCAAGCGCGGCTGTCATGGCTTTTCGTGACCGCATCGTTGACTACATCGAGGGTAAGACGGGCTTTAACGCTGCCGCGCCTATCGGATTTGATGAGGCTGCGTAATGTCGGGCATCGTCGCGCTGCGAACAGTCTTGATCGCGGACGCTGAACTACTCGCGCTTGTGCCTGCGACACGTATTGCGGCGGGCATTATGCCGCTGAACACTGCAGCGCCGTTCATTCAGATCACGTCGATTTCCGTCATCGACATGGCGACGCTGACGCCGGGACTGACCCGCTTCGTGACCGAGCGAGTGCAGGCGTCGGTGGTGGCAAAAAGCGATGACAGCATGCGGGCGGTGTTTGCGGCGATGAAAAATGCGGGCGCCGATCAACTCTATCCCACGGTCGCTGGCATTTCTGGCGTCACGATCCACACTGGCGGCGCCGGGCCGGACATCGTGAACGAGGAAGCAAAGCTTTACCAAAAGAACATGGATTTTTTCATCCGCTACACGGAGACACGATAATGGAAGGCATCACCAAGCGCGCCATGAGCCACAACGGCCAAAACTATGACGCGGGCGCAAAAGTCTCATTCCCCGATGAAGAATTTGCGCTGCTTGAAGAGTTGGGGTTTGTCACCGCAGCCCCTCCAGAAACCAAGGAACTCAAGGCGAAAGCCTGAACCGAGATTGGCCCTGCTGCCAATACCCTGCCCCGCCCGTGCGGGGTTTTTCATTTCCTGAAAGGAAGCAAAACCAATGGCCGATTTTACCACGGGCGCAGGGGCCACTCTCGCTCTTTCTGCATCGCAGCCCGGCACCTACAACCAGGCAGGTTACGAGGCTCTGACGTTCACCAGCGTCGGTAAGGTGACAAATATGGAAGGTGTGCCCGCGCGCATCTACAACATCGTCACACTGAACTATCTGAGCACGGCAGGCACCGACAAGGCGAAGGGATCTTACGATCTCGGCACCACGTCTGTGACCGTCGCGCTGGACAGCGCCGACACCGGGCAGACCTTGCTCAAGACGGCAAACGACAGCACTGCCGCCTACTCCATCAAACTGGATCACCCGACCCAGGGCACGTTCTATGCGCAGGCCCTGATCAAGGGCGAGCAGCGGACTTGGGGCGACAACGACACTCCTTCGACGTGGCAGATCACGATCGAATACAAGGTCGCCAGTTCGTCGGCTGACGGCATTGTTTACGTCGCTTGATCAATTCAACCCGTGAGTTGATTTAGCCCGCTTTCGAGCGGGTTTTCTATGGCCGCTCCGCGTCACGGAGCGGAGCGGCCACCCTTCCGTGAAAGGATAGAACGATGGCAGTCAATGCCCTTACCAAGCTGGCCGCAGAAATCAGCGATATTCCCGTCAAGAACATGGACGGCTCGCCCATGCTCGACGAGGAAAACAACCCTGTCACCTGCACGATGTTCAGCCCCGGCTCGAAGATCTGGCAGGTTGCGAACGCCACCAAGCGCCGCAAGACGATGCGTAAGGTTCGCGAGAACAATGGCAAGCTCGAAGCGGTCGCCGACGATACCGAGGATACGATTGACTTCCTTTGCGCCGTGACAAAGCGGTTCAATGGCATCGAGATTCCTGGCGAGGGTGATCAGGTCCGCGCCATCTACAGTCATGCGCAGTTGGGTTATATCCGCGACCAGATGGAGGCGGCGGCGACCAACTGGGAAAATTTTTCCGCAGCGTCGAAGGCGAGTGCTCCCTCTATGCCAAGCAACTTGCCTGGCTGAACACGGCGCCTGAAACAAAGCACCAAGGCAAAGGCCCCGCACCTGAGCCGACAACCAGGCTCAAGATTATTGAGCAGCGCGGCGAACGGGCTGCGCTACCACCAGTGACCGCTCGCCATCTGGTCGATTGGTGGCTTGAGATTGGGCCTACTGTGCCGACTGGCATGGGGGATGCGCCAATCGGCTGGGCTGACATGGATGCATGGCAGCGGATCAACGGCGTCGAATTGGAGCCATGGGAAGCGCGGGCAATCCGGGGCATGTCGGCGGCATTCATTGGGATGCGCCACGATGCCCGCAAGTCCGGTTGCCCGGCTCCGTATTCGGTCGAGACGGTGAAAGAGATTGACGATCGTGTCGGGCGGCAATTCGCGGCCTTGGCTGCAAGTGTTGCGAACTGGCCGGAACGTGGTAAATGAGCGGGCATGTGGTTTCTCATATCCTGCATTGCGGGCGGTTATTCGACTTGCACGCCACCTGCCCAAATGCCGAGCCGTGAGGCTTGCGTCACCGTAGGCGCGCAAATGCGAAAAGCGATGATCGGCGGTGGCAAGCGAGTGGTTTGCGTTAACGCTGAAACCGGCGAAACAATAGACGTTAAGGAGCCGTAAGGCTCAAGCCCAAGTCCAACCGAACCAACCGCCTTTGGGCGGTTTTTTATTGCGCGAAAGGAACATCACATGGCCGGTGTTCCTGCGGGTAGATTAAGCATTGAAATTGTTGCTGAAATTGCAAGACTTCAAGCCGATCTGGACAAGGCGAAACGTGCGGTCAACGCGGCGTCGAAGGATATGGCGCGCAGCGCAGGCGCCGTGAACGACAACTTCGGCAAGATGGCCAAGATGAGCGGCAACGCGGCGTTTGCGGCCCGCAATCTCGGCTTTCAGTTGCAGGACGTTGTGACCCAACTTTCGCTCGGCCAATCGCCGATGAAGGTATTCGCCGCGCAAGGGTTCCAGATCGCCGACGCATTGGGACAGATGAGGCGGGAGGCGCAGCTTACCGGGCAGTCTGTCGGCGGCATGTTCTATGCTTCGATGGGTAAGGCTGGGCCAGCCATACTTGCGGCTGGCGTCGCTCTTGGCGCTTTAGCCACCGCTCTCAAGATCATGCAGGATGACCTGAACGAGACGGGGCAGGCCAGCCTATCATTCAGCGACGTTGCCCTTGGCGCGTTCGACGCGCTTCGGGCGTTCACAGTCGAACAACTCGGCCCGGCGTTTACGTGGCTTGCGGACATGGCCGGGCAGGCGTGGGGCTATATCTCGAACACTGCGAAGCAGGCCGCGAATATCGTGCTCGGCATATGGGTCGCGGTCCCGAACACTCTCTATGCCGCCTTCACGACCCTGCCCGCCGCTATCGCCGAACTGTTCGTCAACATGGCAAACGGAGCGATCAAGGCCATCGAGGATATGGTCAACAAGGCGATCTCCGGTCTGAAAAGCGCGGCTAATACGATCAACGGGGTGTTTGGGACAAACATCGGCGGCGGGCTTTCTCCGGTTTCGTTTGGCCAGATCGAAAACAAGTTTGCAGGCGCTGGCACTCGCGCCGGCGCCGCGCTGTCTGCCGGGATCGCATCGGGGTTTAAGGACCATTGGGGCAAGATCACCGACACCATCCGTCCTTTTGCAGAGGCTCGCCACGCTGCCCGCATGGCCAAGGATGCGGAAGCCACAGGCGGCAAGGCTGGCCGCGCCGGGGGCAAGGCTGCTGGCAAGGCGGCAGACGATGAATGGGCAAAGACCCTTGAGGGCTTGGCAAAAGATACTGCGGAATCCTTGGCTGCGGCTATAAACGCCCGAGCCTTATCCCGTAGGTCGTTAAAGCCCATGATCTTGTTGCCCACGCTGTCTGCAAGTTGTGCAAACTGGTCAATTGTGAAGATATGCAAAGCCTTGAACTCAGCCTTTTGGGTCTCGCTAATTGCTGACCACACATCTATTGGAGTGCCAGAGACTTTTTGCTCTTTCTTTTGCTCAAAACGCGCCCACTCAATTGGAAACTCGTCAATGTCTTGCTCACGCATAGGGCGGTCAACCACCAAAGTGGAGTCACCAGGCACTAATTTCTTCAGAAATATCTTTTCCTCAAAGATCGGACGCTTTTCGGTCATCGTTTTGAAGTTGTTTTGCACTTGCACAGTATGGAAAAAC